CAACATATACATTGGTTGCAGGAGATAACGGCAAGGTCATAACCTTCAATAATTCGTCTGCCGTAACAGTCACGGTGCCTGGAGGTTTAGGGCAGGGGTTCAATTGTAGTGTCGTACAGTTAGGCACGGGACAAGTGTCCTTTTCAGCAAGTGGTACATCCATAGCGAACCGCCAATCGCATACGAAAATTGCAGGTAGATATGGGGTAGCAAGCCTATTGGCATACGGTGCAACTTCTTTCATCCTAGCGGGAGACACAGCATCCTAAGATGAGCTTTATCCTACCAAGTATAGGTGGTGGAATAATCGCTAGTCCTACTGCTCCTGCTCCTGCATTCAGTAACGCCCACTCCGTAGACTTTGATGGTACTGATGATTACATGAATGTTGGGCATAGCGGCACTTTGGGTAGCTTTTCTTTGTGGTTTAAGCCGGATTCTACAATTACGACAAGCACTAGCGGGCAGTATCTGTTAAATTTTACTACAAGTTCAAGTTCATTCTCAAATGTAGGGTTAGGTTCATCTACTGGAAATGCCACGAACGAGGTTCTGACCGTAAATCAAGGCGATCGGGCTTATGCATATACAGGATCGGGAATTACCATAAATACAGATTGGCATCATGTAGCAGGACGATGGACAGGTTCTACTTATGAAATTTATTTGGATGGCACACAGGTACAAAATTCAGATGCAGGATCAGGAACCGCTGCTATTATTAATTTTACGAATTTTTACGTAGGAGG